CACTGCATAAATGGAAAACCTCACCGAAACCGCCCGCACGCCCGCCGTGTTGTTACCATATCAGCAAAAATGGTGCGCTGATACTACCGCCGTGAAAGTCTGTGAGAAGTCACGGCGTATCGGTCTGTCGTGGGGCGAAGCCGCCGATACCGCACTTTTAGCGGCATCTCAGCAAGGCATGGACTCATGGTATATCGGCTACAACAAAGAGATGGCGCTGGAGTTTATCCGCGACTGTGGTAACTGGGCAAAAGCCTACGGATTGGCGGCGGGTGAAATCGAAGAAACCGAAGAAATCTTTAAGGAAGGTGACGAAGAAAAGGCCATTTTAGCCTACGTCATTCGCTTTGCCAGTGGTTGGCGTATCACCGCACTATCCTCCCGCCCGTCTAACTTACGGGGTAAACAAGGGCGCGTGATTATTGATGAAGCCGCGTTCCACGAGGACTTGGCGGAACTGATGAAAGCGGCAATGGCGCTTTTAATGTGGGGCGGTCAAGTACACATTATCAGCACCCACAACGGTGTGGATAACCCATTTAATGAGCTGATTAGCGATGTTAAAGCGGGCAAAAAACCATACAGCCTGCACACGATTACCTTTGATGACGCCATTAAAGACGGGCTTTATCAACGCATTTGCTTGCGCTTGGGACGCGAATGGACACAAGAAGCGGAAGACGCCTGGGTGGCAGAAATCCGAGCGTCTTACGGTGATGCTGCCTCCGAAGAGTTAGATTGTATCCCGCGTAACTCCGGTGGCGCATGGCTTACCCGTGCGCTCATTGAAAGCCGTATGAGCAAAGACACCCCGCTCATCCGCTTAACCAAAAACGACGAATTTAGCCTGATTGACGAGCCGGTGCGCTATGCGGAAATTGAGGAATGGTGCGAAGAAAACCTGCTCCCGGTGTTGCAAGCCTTACCGAACGGACAACGCAGTTACATCGGCGAAGACTTTGCACGGAGCGGTGACTTGTCGGTGATTTGCGTGGGACAAGAACAGCCCGATTTAACGCTAAAAGAAGTGCTGGTGCTGGAAATGTCAAAAGTGCCATTTAAGCAACAGGAACAAATTTACTATTACATCGGCGACCGCCTACCGCGCTTATCCAAAGCGGCCAATGATGGACGCGGAAACGGGCAGTTTTTATCTGAGGCGGCATTTGACCGTTACGGACAAGTGGTCGAATCGGTAATGTTAAGCGAGTCATGGTACGCCCAACATGCGCCACCGTTTAAAGCCGCCCTTGAGGACGGCACCTTTCACGGTATCCCGCGCCACGCGGATATGCTCGACGATTTACGCGCATTCCAGGTCATTAAAGGCACACCGTGAATCCCCGATAAACGTACCACCGGCGAAAACGGCACGCAACGCCACGGTGACGCAGGCATAGCCAAACTCTTGCTCTATTATGCCTATCGCACCGACGAGGGCTTTGAAATTGACTTTAAAGCCGGCAAACGGCGCGATACGGCGGATTTATTCGGCACAAGTGCGGGATTTTCCGCGCATGGTTTTGGTACGGTGCGCGGACATAATAATTTTAGAGGATTTTAATTATGGGCATTAAAGATTGGTTTAAAAGTAAAAACAAAAAACCGGAAACCAACCGCGCCATCGCAAGTACCGGTGACGGGCAGGACATCACCAAAGCCTACATGGGCGAGCTGGCACAGCCGGAAGATGGCGTGCTCCGTGGACGCGGCAACGGTGACCTGTCGCTTTACGAGAAAGTGTTAAGCGATGAGGAAGTCAAACGTACCTTTACCCAACGCCAAGACGCGCTGGTTTCCCGCGAGTGGACGGTAGAGCCGGCAAGCAATGAACCGCAGGACGTTGAAGCGGCGGATTTTATCCGTAACTGGGTCGCAGAAATCGGCTTTGATCGCATTACCAAACTGATGCACTACGGCATTTTTTACGGCTACGCCGTAGCGGAGCTGGTGTATCGTGTCAATGATGACGGCAAATATGTGGCGGACGTCAAAGTGCGCAACCGTCGCCGCTTTCGTTTTACGCCGAAAGGCGAATTACGCCTACTCACCCGCGCTAATCAAACCACGGGTATCGAGTGCCCGGCACCGTATTTTTGGAGTTTTTGCACCGGCGCCGACCATGACGACGAGCCGTACGGTATCGGTCTTGCGCACTGGTTGTATTGGTTGAGCTTTTTTAAACGTAACGGCGTCAAGTTTTGGCTGATTTTTTTGGAAAAATTCGGCATGCCGACGGTGCTTGGGCGTTACGGTAAAAACGCCAGCGAAGCCGACCAGAAACGCTTATTGGAAGCGGTCGAATCTATCCAATCCGATAGTGGTATTGTCATGCCGCTTGATATGCCGATTGAACTATTAAGCCAAGGGCGCACCGGTAACGGCTCATATAAAGAGCTATTCGACACCATGAACGAGGGGATCCAACGTGTCGTCCTGGGGCAAACCTCCTCATCCGGTGGTACAGCTGGTCGCTTAGGCAATGATGACTTGCAGGAAAAAGTGTTGGAATCCATCATCAAAGCAGACTCTGACGTGATTTGTGAATCCTTTAACCGTGGTCCGGTGACCTGGCTAACTGAAATGAATTTTGCCAACGCCCGTCCACCGCGTGTGTTTAGGGTGTTTGATGAGGCGGAAGATTTAAAAGAAAAAGCTAATCGTGACAAGATTATATTTGAAACTACCGGCTACCGTCCGACTTTGGGGCAAATCCAAGCGTCCTATGGCGGCGAGTGGGAAAAGGCAGAATCCCCGAATAATGATGCCCCGGCACCAAAAGAACCTGCTAAGAAAACGGCGGACTTTGCGGGCGAAACGGAAAAAGACATCCCGGGTTACATGGTTAACCAGCTCGACAATAATCTGGCACCGGTGATTGATAACTGGGTGAGCCAAGTGCGGGCGTTAGCCGAGCGCGCGGAATCTTTAGAGCAACTGCGCGATGAGCTGTTAACCTTGATGCCGGATATGAGCCTGGAGCAATACACAGCCGCTATGGCACTAGCACTCAACGCGGCGAATTTAAGCGGGCGCGAAGCGGCGGCAAGCGAGGCAAGTAATGAATAAAGCAACTTACGGGAGCGTGCCGTTTAACGAGCAAATTGAGTTCTATAAGCGCAAAATCCCGACACCTACCGCCACATGGACGGACATTTACAACGCCGAGCATGATTACGCGGCGGTGGTTGCAGGCGCCAATCGGCGCGAAATCATTGAAGACTTTGCCGCCGCCATTAATGACTTTATTGCTAACGGCAAAACCCTGGAAGACTTTCGCAAGGATTTTGACAATATCGTTGCCAAATACGGGTGGGACTATCACGGTGGGCGCAACTGGCGCAGCCGAGTAATCTACGAAACCAACCTGCGCTCAAGCTATCAGGCGGGCAGGTACGCCCAACTGCAAGAGCTTAAAGATGTGATGCCCTATTGGGAGTACGTCCACAGTGACGCCGTCAGCCACCCGCGCATTGAGCATATGCACTGGGATGGGTTGATTTTGCGCCACGATGATCCGTGGTGGCAAACCCACTTCCCGATTAACGCGTGGGGCTGTCAATGCACCGTGATTGGGCGTAGTCAAGCCTACATGGACCGCAACGGACTCAAAGTGGATAAGGCACCTAAAATTGAGTGGGAGGAGCGCATTGTCGGCGCACGTGGCTTGAATCCGCGCATTGTTAAAGTGCCAAAAGGTATCGACCCCGGTTTTGAGCATATCCCCGGCGCGTCACGACTGAAAAGTCAAACTCCGCCGCCGTTAGATGATGACGGACAACCGCGCCGCGTGGCGTTTTACCCGCACCGCAAAGATACCCCAATCCCAATGCCGACCCCGCGTAAGGTATCCAGCAGTTTATTATTGCCGGAAGGCAAGGAAGACGGATTTTACATTAACGAGTTTTTATCTGAGTTTGGCGCGACGCAGGAAAAACCCGCGGTGTTTAAAGACGTACTTGGCGAAAGTTTAGTGATTAGTGATGCCTTGTTTACCTCGCGCAGCGGTCACTCCAAACTCAAAAAGCGCGGGCGTGAGGTATATCTGAAGATTTTGGCGTTAGCATTGAAAACGCCTGACGAAATCTGGACGCGTGCTGAGTATCATCACCACTTGAATTTAACCACCGTACGCCGTCGCTATATTGCTCGTTTTGAGTTAGACGACAGCGGACACAATGTGCCGGCATTGGCGG